TGGACAATACGAAAAAGGCAGTATTAAAAATGCTTTTGGTATTCGTTTTTGTATTTGTCTTCACCATTGGAGCAGATCTGCTGAGCGAGCTGGTATTTGGAGAGGACACCCCAGGGAATGAGTTTTCTATCGGCTTTGGCTTTGTCGCCTCGCTGGTGCTGTCTCGTTTGGCCTGGATTAAAGAGTATTAGGACTTAATTGAGGGGATGATATGAGAGAGACAATAAAACTAAGTAGGCTAAAGCCTAATCCTAACAACCCGCGCGTAATACGGGATCACAAATTTAAGCAGCTATGTAAGTCTATTGAGGACTTCCCTAAGATGATGCGGCATCGTCCAATAGTGGTAGATGCTGACTATGTTATTTTGGGGGGGAATATGCGGTTACGTGCTTTGCAGCATTTGGGATTTAAGGAAATACCTGCTGATTGGGTGTCGGTCGCTTCTGAGTTTACCGAAGAGGAAAAGCCAGAATTTGTGATTAAGGATAATACGAATTTTGGTGAATGGGATAACGAAGCACTTGCTAACGAGTGGGATGATAAGCCTTTGGAAGATTGGGGGCATGATGTGCCTATGTGGTCCACGGACGAGGTAAACATGGACGATTTTTTTAAAGAGGATGATAGCGATACAGAAAAAGAGCAGCTAAATAAAATAGTCCTTGAATACTCTGATGAGGATTTTAAACAGATTACGGAAGCTTTTAAAAATATTGGAGGGAGTAAGGAAAAGATAGTTTATGAAATGCTACTTAGCCACACCGCACAGCTATGAAATTGTACACCGCACTAGCAAATTCTGGGGGGGGGGTATGTCTGGAACACAAAAGAGGGTAAAGAGGCTATGAAGGTATTTTTGGCAGCCCCAAATACGGGGACTGTTTCAGCTAAAGATGTAAGGATGAAACTATTCATAGCAGGGACACACGCAGAAGAAAAGATAGCGAACGCCAATAACGATTTCGCTAATAAAATATGTGTGCTAGAATCATTTTTTTACATAAAAGAATGGATGATACCATACATACACAATCATTGGGATTTTCTTCTGGACAGCGGGGCATTTACGTTTATGGAGAATACAAAAAAGGGGATAAACTGGAATGAATATGTAGACAGATATATTGACTTCATAAATACACATAAAATACAAAACTTCTTTGAGCTTGACCTTGATTCTGTCATCGGGCTAAAGGAAACAGAGAAAATAAGGCTAAAAATAGAAAGAAAGACGGCTAGGAAAACAATACCAGTATGGCATAAAAGCAGGGGGTTGGATTATTGGAAATGGATGATTAAAAATTACCCTTATGTAGCTATAGGCGGCATAGTTAGCGGAGAGATAAAGCGAAACGAATACCCTGTATTTTCTAAGCTGCTGAGAATGGCAAGGGAAGAAAATTGCAAGGTGCATGGCTTGGGATTTACCAATATAAACGGGTTACATAGATACCCCTTTTATTCAGTAGATAGCACAGCTTGGATATACGGCAATAGGGGCGGATTCATATATATGTTTAATGGCAGTGGATTTGATAAAATACAAGTACCGGAAGGCAAAAGGCTAAAAGGCAAAGAGGTAGCAATACATAATTTTAAGGAGTGGATAAAATTTCAGGAGTATGCAGAAAGAAATCTATAAAAACAAAGGGGCTTTGGTTCTCCTTAGTGGCGGACAAGATTCTACAACGTGCCTATATTGGGCGCTAAGGTACTTTGGTAAGGTTGAGGCGATAGGGTTCAACTATGGGCAGATGCACTCACAAGAGCTTAAACAGGCCCAAAAGATAGCCGATGAGGCGGGGGTAAAATATACCGTGCTAGACGTTAAAGGGCTGCTAGCGCCAAGCAGCTTAACCCAACACACTGACCACAATCAAAACAGCACAATAAACGAAAGTCTACCCGCGTCTTTTACTGCTGGCAGGAACATACTATTTCTGTCAATAGCGGCAAGCTACGCAGCGGGGAATGGCATTAACGATATTGTGACGGGCGTTTGTCAAACCGATTACAGTGGCTACCCGGATTGCAGAAGGACAACGATAGACGCAATGCAAAACGTAATAAGTCTTGGATATGGGGCTGGTGACTTTCGCATTCATACACCGCTAATGTATCTAACCAAAGCCGAAACGTGGAAATTGGCTAACGCTATGGGCTGTTTAGATGTAGTAATAAATGACACGCTGACGGACTATAATGGAGACATGACATTAAACGAATGGGGGAGAGGCAAAAGAGATAACCCCGCATCTGAATTAAGGGCAAAGGGATATTTTGAAGCAAAGGCAAAAGGATGGGTATAACAGCAGAAAGATACCACGATATAAGCTGCGGCCACCGTGTAGTAGGACACGAAAACAAGTGCAAATATCTACATGGTCACAACTATCGCTTTCACCTAAAGATAGCGGCTAATGAGCTTGATAGTATTGGTAGGGTGATGGACTTTGGGGTCATCAAAAGCCACCTATGCGAATGGTTAGAAGAAAACTTCGATCACAGGTTTTTGATATGGGATAAAGACCCGATGCTACCAGCATTGGCAGAGATTTCAAATGAAAGCCTTTATGTTGTTCCGTTCAATCCAACGGCTGAGAATATAGCCCAATACTTCACGGATGAAATAGCCCCTACCCAACTAAAGGGAACGGGGTGTAAATTGATACAATGTAGGATAGAGGAAACTAGAAAATGCAGTGCAACTTATGAAACTAAAAATAGCTGAAATATTTTACTCGTTACAGGGCGAGGGGGCCAGGATAGGAACGCCAACCGTATTTATTAGGCTTACGGGTTGCAGTGCTAAATTCGCTTGCTACGCTTCTGGTATTAGATGTGACACTGAGTTCGAGAGTGGCAGGGACTATGAGCTTACAGAGCTTTTAGAGTGGCTTACAGACAATGCGCCACAATGCAAGGAAATAACATGGACGGGAGGTGAGCCGCTTGACCAGCTAACGGAGGAAATAGTTACATTCTTTAAAGAAAAGGGTTATTACCAAGCGATAGAAACAAGCGGATTGAAGCCAGCACCAAAAGGCTTAGACTTCATTTGTGTTAGTCCAAAGGTGGCGGAGCATGTAGTTAAAAAGAACTTTCCTGATGGGGTAACGGAGCTTCGGTATGTAAGGCACAAAGGGCAGGAAATTCCTAATCCTAGCGTTGAGGCTCAACACTACTGGATAAGCCCACACTCAGACGGATTCAATATAAACAGCGAAAACCTAAAGCACTGCATTAAACTTTGCCAAGAAAACGGTAAATGGAAACTTTCAGTTCAAAATCATAAGATATGGAACGTACTTTAATAACCTGGTACGAAATAAAGGAAAAGATCAAGCACCTTGACAGGACAAAAAAATACTATGGCGTTCCACGCGGTGGCTCATATATTAGCGCAATGCTTAACCCGGTAGATACACCAGAAGAGGCTGACATAATTATTGATGACCTTATAGATAGCGGAGCAACAAAGGAAAGGTATGCTAAATATGGCAAGCCATTTATTGCGCTATTTGATAAGACGGTGGAGACGCATTTACGCAGGACGTGGCTAGAATTTCCCTGGGAACAGAAAGAGGAACCTATCGAAGATAACGTCATTAGGATTTTACAGTACTTGGGGGAAGATGTAAAGCGGGAAGGATTGAGAGATACGCCAAAAAGGTATATCAAATTCCTAAAAGAATTTACTACCCCACAGCCATTCAAGTTTACTACCTTCGATTCTGAGGGTTGTGATAATATGATTGTGCAAAGGAATATTCCTTTTTACTCCTTATGTGAACATCATATAGCGCCTTTCTTTGGTACTGCTGATGTCGCATATATACCAAATACCAAAATAGTGGGCCTATCAAAATTGGCTAGATGTGTTGACCTGTACGCGAATAGATTCCAGAATCAGGAAAGGATCACCGCACAGGTAGCAGAAAGGTTAATGAAGGAGCTAGACGCAAAAGGCGTAGCTGTACACCTAAAGGCACAGCACCTATGTATGTGTATGCGAGGCGTAAAGAAACACGATACATGGACTAGCACCAGCAAGCTATTAGGAGCATTTAAAGATGACCATAAGGCGCGTGCTGAGTTCCTGAGTTTAATACGATAAAACAGCGAAAAAACAGCGATGCCAAAGCCAGAAAACGTAAAGCCACATGAATGGAAAAAGGGCCAGTCAGGCAACCCAAAAGGGAGGCCCAAAAAGATATACACAGTCCTAAAGGAAAAGGGTTTTTCGGGTGATGATATTCGCACGGCTTTTGGTGAAATGGCATGGTACACGCTGAACGAACTGAAGCAGGTACACAAAGACGAAAAGAAGCCCGTTATCATGCGGATTGTAGCTAATCAGTTTTATCTGGCGTTGAGCAAAGGCGACTGGGGAAAGGTAAAGGAGATATTAGAGCATACAATAGGAAGGCCAACGCAAGGACTAGAACACTCAGGAAAGGACGGGCAGGAGCTACCGCCAATCATATTCTTACAAGCGCCAGACGATGACGATAACAGCAGTAAATGAGGATGCGCGCAAGGTAACACTAACAAAGGTTTTTAAGAGATATGCAAGCGCAAAAAAACGGATAATCGTAAGCCGGGGCGGTACACGTTCCAGTAAAACGTTTTCCGGTGCGCAGCTTGCCGCTACGTGGCTACTATATCCAGAAACACTAAAGCAGCAATACAACAGCGACCTACCCCAGACGGGCGTATGGTCGTTCGTGCGTAAAACGCTACCCTCGCTAAAGGCATCTGCATACCGGGACTTCATTGAAGCCCTTGACATGATGGGATGTAGGCACATAGCAAAGGAAAACAAAAGCGAGCTAACCTTTGATTACCAAGGGCGAAAGGTAGAGTTTTTCAGCATCGACCAACAGCAGAAAGTGCGATCCCGAAAGCGGGCTATACTCTATGTTGTTGAGGCCAACGAAATAGACTTTAAAAACGACTGGCAGCAGCTTATATTCAGGACTACCCATCGGGCGTTCTTGGACTTCAACCCAGACGATGAAGATATATGGATCAATACTGAGCTAGAGCAAAAGCGCCAGTACACGAAGAAAGATATACAGGTATTTGTTTCCACCTACAAAGACAATCCATACATAGACAATACACTGGTAGAGGAGATCGAGTACACCAGAGATACCGACCCGGAACTATGGCAAGTCTACGGCCTAGGCGAGTACGGGAAGATTACCGGACTTATCTACCCATCGCAACCTGAGATAATAGACAGCTTCCCGGTAGAACGATGCAAACAAATATTCTACGGGCTGGACTTTGGATATAACGACCCCATGACGCTTGTAAGGGTGGGCGTTAATGATCTGGACATCTACATAGAGGAGCTGTATTACAAGCGCCTAAAGCTCGTCAGCGACCTCATATCGGAGTTTCCACAGCTTGGAGTGGAGAAGAACGCTACCATATACGCAGACAGCGCAAACCCTGGGCAGATACAGGAGATATATAACGCAGGGTATCGAGGGTGTAAGCCAGCGCAGAAGGGGAAGGATAGTGTGCGCTCTGGTATCAAGAAGCTGAAGCAGTACCGCTGGCACGTAGTAGCATCGAGCGAAAATCTACTATATGAGCGTAGGCGGTATAAGTGGGCTACGGATAAGAACGGTGAAATCATAAAGCCTGAGAAGCCGAACGATGGGAACGATCACGCGCTGGACGCCTTACGGTATGCGGTTTATACGGGGCTATTCAAGCCGAGGGCGAGCAATAGGACTGTCGTTATCTGATTTGCTGACGTTAGCAAAATAGGAAAGCCCCGGTATAAACACTATACCGGGGCTTTTTTTATAGCCTAAGTGGTTACTATTTTGTTTGCTTCGAAATAACATCCACACAAGTTGCTACAAAGTTTTTTAATGCAGACAAGGGTAATTCAATTGGTGCTATATCTTGTATTGAGTCCCTCATCCTCTCATTTATCTCATCCTGCTCTGCCATTAGTCTATCAACCTCTTTATCATCGTCATTATCAAAAGCATCATCTATTTTATGAAATAATGCAAGATACAATAGTGCGTCTTTTCTTATTAGAGACACTAAGTCATATCTTACTACAAAATTCTCGATTCTTTGTGCTAAATCTTTCATAATTCTTTTGCTTAATGTTTAACTTATTACGAATATACACAATTTTTTTAACTTTACAAATTTTTGTTAATAATTAGCCAAAAAAAGTACAAATAATTTCCCCATCACCCGTAAATACAAAGATTATTAGCCTTCGGCACGATATTGGAAAGATTTTTAGTAAATTGTTAGCAAATGCAACGATACACCGACAACGCAAAAGAGCCAGGGCAATGCCCCCCGAAGGGCTACATAGAGGGCCGGATAATGGCGGAGATCATGAAGCGCGTGGACTGGGATAAGGCAGAGAAAGACGCGGTGACCATCACCAGCATTACCCTCGTTCCGGTGGATGATATGCCGGAGGATGACGCATTACACACCATTGACTTTAAGGACGAATGAACCTAGCCACCTTCCTACATATCCTCTCCGACCCTGACCACATGGGAAAGGTAAAGAACCTGGTGCTACGCAAGCAAGCGGAAGAACTGAAGCAGCAGGGCCATGTGGATACAGGTAAGCTTCTCAAATCTCTGGAAGCGCAGATCGAAATAGCCGAAGGGGATATACTGGAAGTAGTTGGTGAATATGAGCCATACGGGCGCTATCTAAATGATGGTGTACCGGCATCCAGAATACGCCCAGCACGTAGAAATAGGAAGAGAGGCAGAGGGCAAGGCAACAGCCGCAAATCAGAGCGCCAAAAAGCTATCGAAGGATGGCTGAAGCGGAAGGTAATGCCGGGAGCATCTGAGAAAGAGGTAACAGGGCGGTACTTCGCCATCGTTGCCACTTGGAGAAAGCAGGGATTCCCCTCGCCTGGTGGCAAGAAATTTGCATCAAATGGAAGAAATACCAGGTTTTCAGATCTGGCGATAATGGAGAATGAAGGACAAATAGAACTACAAACGGAGCTCGTAAGCTTCGACGCTATTTGCCTCGCGCTATTAGATGAATTGGAGAAGGTGGAAAACGAACTAAACTAAATGGCAATATCCATAGCAAGCGAACCTAATACTGGGGATTTAATAGCGGCCTACATCGCCAACGCTAACGACTTCGAAGTTGACGTAACAGTCTCCACCGGAGAGCTACCCCCAAAGATCAAAACTACTGTCTACGGCTATAAGATAGGTACGGGAACAGTCATTCATACTAGCAATGAGCTTCAGCATGAATACAACAGTCTAGCCACACTTACCTACACTTTTAATGTAGACGTTTCAGGGAGGCTTCAGGCGTTCTTCGATAACTTGAATCTATTCCCCGCATTAGACACCTATACTAGCGGTGTATCGGATGCCTACGGCATAGACTACAAACTAGAGGCTACCAGCGTCAGGGCCACCGGAGCGGATGACACATATCAAGATGTAGCCACCGTGTCAAGCTCAGCGATTACCAGTGTTAATGCTTACCGAGATCTATCGAAGACTCAAAACATGGATAGCTATGATGCGAACACTACCAACCCTCACAGCTTCTTTACCAATAAGCCTGACTTGTCAGTTGTGGATTATAGTACGAATGAATTCCTACTTGTCCATGATGCTAATAGCTGCTACCGAGTACAGGTGCAATTTTATACCGGAGTACTGGACACCACGCCAGCCGCTACCAGGGAATTTTTTATTACTGGCACAACGGTAGGGGAAAACAACACTGGGAAAATAGGTATTGTGGGTATCGGCCCTGTCAATATTGACGCGGTGGGCGCTGCTGGGCGCTTCGTGTCTGGTGCAGCCGTGCCAATGGAGTCCAACGGCATTAAGAAATACGATATTATTGTCCAGGATAGCGGCCCTACCCAGGTTTCCGTACAACGTACGTACTATGTTCAGGCGTGTAATCCTATTTACAGAATACACTTTGTCAACCAGCTAGGAGGCATCGACAGCCTGCTTGTAAGCCGATATAAGAACGAAACTACCCGCTTTGATGGGACTAACTACGCCACACCAAAAACAAGCGCTAACACGGCTCACGAAAGCGGTGTGCAGGTGCTTCAAAAGGTAGGTACTCAGGGGATAGCCTTCAAGATGGTGGTCACTCAGGAAGAAATGGAGTGGTTACGACAGTTGGCACTATCTCCGGCTGTGAGGCTGGAAAAGGATGGGGCGTATATATCTATCGTGGTGACTAAGGCGGAGTTCACGCCAGACGATGACTTGGGGCAGACATACACGCTAGACTTCGAGGCGGAGTATTCAAATAGGATTGAGGGGCTGAGAAATTAAACCATGCCAAGAACTAACGTATACATAAACCGCACACTTTGCGACTTCGAGCAGATAGAGGGGCTACCCATCGAGCTTAACGTATCCGTCGATAAGTTCCTATCCGTAGACTCAAGGCTCACAGGAACTAAGCTAGACGGAGGTATCAAGCAGCTAGTCCTTCCAGCTACAAAGACTAATAGTACGATACTATCGGACTTCTGGGAGTTTGGAAGCACACCGGATGCCATGCTCGATATTATCATCGACGTAGACGGGCAACCCGTATTTGCGGGGAAGTGTAAGCCTACGGAAACGCTGCGAAGCTGGACAAGGCCAAAACAGTATTTCCTAGACCTCTATGGAGGCGCAAGAGATCCTTTAAGCCAGCTAGAGGGGGTATTACTTACAGACATAGATATGGGCGGCACATCGACTGACACATCGACCGTATTAAGCTCATGGTCACATAACTTCGGGACATCAGCAGCTACCGCCACCTTCGCCCCGGTGATGTATGGCAGACCCGTTGCCAACAACCCCCAAAAGTACTACCAGCAGCATGAGGATTTGCGACCACATATCACCTATACCCACATCTTCAATAAGATATTTGAGAGCCACTTGGGATATAAGATAAATAGCACCTTTTACGACTCTGAGGCGTTTCGGAGGATGCATTATATGTTTGGCGTTGGCGATCAATGGGAGCGCACAACAAACGTAAGTAATTACGAATTTGAATATACCCTAAACAGCGCCTTAACTGGAGCGCCCCCTGTCGGATTAAATAAAATACCATACGGGACGGTGGTAAGCGATCCGTCTAGCATGTGGGATGCCGCAGGGCACTATTTTACAGCGCCCATAGACGGCTTCTATGAGTTTGAAATAGAGTATACCATCTCCAATACTTCAGGCTCTTACACGCTAAATATAGTCACTTTTGGGAAGGGGCAGCATAACCTATTACAGTGGCAGTATGCCATTAGCGGAACCCAAGTAATAAACCACAGAGCGAAGCTACCTAAACAGCTTTACTCAGCCGGGGAACAGTTTTTTATTGCCTCCAATACTCAGGACACCAACGTAGAAGTAAATGCCCAAAGCAGCATTAAGGGGTGGTTAGACACAGCGGCCTATATGGGGGCTGAGATACAGGTAGAGACGTGCTTACACAAGAAGCCCGTCAAAGACTTTTTGCGCGGTGTCTTTCACCAGTTTAATCTGACGGGCCGATTTGAGGTGATTTCTAAGCAGTTCTATTTTGAGCCTAGAATGTCCTACTTTACCTCTGACAGCTATGGGGCGGGCCATGCCGCCAGCTTTGCCAGAACACAGTACGATGGATATTATCAGCGACCCCTGACTAGCTCGGAGGATTGGAGCGACAAGATAAACCCGGAAGAGATAAGGGTAAAGAAAATATACCCCTTTGGAGATACGCTAACGCTAAGCTACAAGCAGGGCGATGACAGCGTTACCCAGGCTATACTTTCTGAGAACAACCAAGACGTAGAAGGCTTGACGGGTTTACCTCCTATGTATGGGGTGAAGTACCCAATGGCAGACAGCACAACAGGCCAACAGCTCACCACTGTTGAAAATCCTTATTTTTATTCCCTACCCAATATTGTGGTAAACGAGATACAGCCAGGTGCACACCTCCCATCGATGATGCCCAAAAATTACGACTTTGACGGGCCGCTACCTGAGCCTACCTTCGAGTTTAATCCTACTTGCGGCTTCTACTACGGAGTTTCTAGTAATAACGCTTGGAACTACAACGGCACAGACAGGACTCTACCTATGATGTATATGCAGCCCCCTCAGGGAGGCCTGTATTACGTTAGGAATCAGGACTGCATCACATTCAATAATACAGGCGACTACATAGCCGGGCAGCGCAGCGACAACAAGGGCCTAATTGAAAATTTTTACATCAACTATCTCCAATGCCTAAAGCATGGCGAACTGGTAGAGGCTACGGTAAAACTGCGCCCTGACGAGGTTTTTTCTGAGGACTTCACGAAAATGAAATCTTTCTTGAATAATTATTTTATTTTATTTAGTATTGGTAATTACAACCCTATAACAAACCAGGCTAAGTGTAATTTCTTCAGATATACATACGGCCTCACTCAAACCGAAAGAACTGCATTTGAAGCAGGGCAATCGGATATTTACGCAACCTACATAAGCAAGTAAGAGAATGAGCTATTGGCCAAAAAAACTAGAAACAAATACAATGCCTTTAGAGGTCTTAGAAGAAGTCCGTAATGAGCTGGACAAATCCCCCTACCCCATTCGTGGCGAGATTACCACTGGCACTCATGGCGCTACCTTTATTGCTTGCAGCACCCAGGGCGATGAGCAACGCGCTATATTTTCGCTAAAATTTGGTAGACCGAATCCCTGGCCCTGCATCCTTGTTTTTGGGGATGACTCAATGCATGTACAGTCCTGCCCGAATGAGGATGGATTAAGGAGATCTATTGCAGCCTATAACAATAGCCCCTTTGTTATCGAGCAGCTTTCTGAGCTAGTCGAATCTACTCTTGTTGTCTCGGAATAAATAACGTTTTAAAATGAGAAAACCGCCTACTTTTTCAAGTGGCGGTTTTTACTTTTTGGGTTATGATTATTATTCCTTTTCATGTGCTTTCTCAATCAGCCAATCAACATAAGCAGACCTAGACAGCCCCATCTTTGCGGCTTGCTTGTCCGCTTGCGCTACATTGACAAGCGACAGGTTAACGCGCTGTGTGGGGGCGCTTCCTTGCGCCTTGTGGCGACGCTTGGGGGGTTGATCATAGTATACATTTCCCCACCCGTCGCAACAAGGGCAACTTTCGCCAATATCACCATAACCTCCCCCGTTACATTCCGGGCAATCAAAAGCCTCATCGCCTTTTTCATCTTGATTTTTTTTTGAAAAGGTTTTTTTTCCTTTTTCTGCCAAGTCGTTATGCTTGCGAATAACCTCGGTTATTTCAGGAGATTCGTTTCCTGTCAAGTTAATTTTTAAGTCGTTCCAACTCATTTTTTTTGGTTTGAATGTTATATAAAATTTCATCCATATTAATCTATATTAACGTTGCACCGTCTGGCAAGGCTTCGAAGTATTCAAGAACAAATGAAGAATTATTAATTCTTTTCGCATTGGCAGCGGTTCTTGATAGATAGAATCTATAAAAAGGTGAGTGCCTACTCCATACATCAATGAAGTAATAGCCCTTTTTGAATTTGCCTGTTCTTGTCTTGAAAGTTTTAGGTTTTGTATTTCCCATTATTTCTTTTTTAGTGGTTAAAAATTCCCTACTTTGTTGAGGCTTTTCGGGTGCTGCCTGTTATGTAAAAAACCTACGCACCCAAAAGAGCACGCAGGTTAGAATCAACTCAATAATTCACGAACCTTAGCCTCGTCACTATCCCGCAAGGCGATATGAAGCCCAGAGATATGACCCACTGGCTCTTCATTAAGGCTTGCGAAACGATCGCAAACCACGCCCTCGCCTGTTTCCCTGTCCATTGCTAACTCAATGGACGAAGAAACAATACCAAGCCCCTTGATACGGGCCTTGATTGTTTCTTCGGTTGCCCCGCTTGGCAGGGCGATTTCTTTTTTTGATAGGATTGTCATATATTTCCCCAAAGGGGATTAAAAGTAATGCCTACTCTATTTTGCGGTTTTCGGCTTACCCGCTTGCAATTTATTTAGGCTTTGTGATAGCCTAGTTTCTCGGCTATATAGGATGTCATTGAGATGACATCCGTTAAAACCCTTTTGTCCTTCTTGTCTTGAGTGCAAGAAATCTCAAATTCCTTGGTGTAGGAATTAAGTCTTATATTAAATAAGACCTCATCATTATAGGTATTCTTAATACCTACATTCATTACTGCCGGATGTTCGTCCGGAGTAATTACCTCTATTCTAGGGAGGTCTGCCCATCCGCCCAGCGAGAGGGCGTTGGTGATGGTAGATATGATAATTTCTTTTTTTGTTAATGCTCTTACTCTCATGATATTTTTTATTTCTCCGTTGCTCCGTTGCAACAATACAAATATACACAACTTTTTATTAATTGCAAAAAAATTAACAAAAATTTGCAAAAATATTTCCAGGGCACAAAAAAAGGCGGGTTTTTAGCCCACCTTACCAACAACTCGTATACAAAGTATTGGCCCTAAATTTGTTAGTATATAACACAATAATGCTGCCATTATTAGCAGACGGGCAGGAAATAGCGGGGAATGGCAAAAACAATTAGCTTTAAAATACGACTGGAAGGCTCCAAAGAGGTGCTTTCTGAAATAGATAAGATAAGTAAGGCGCTAACGAACAAGCTTAAAGCGTCTAATCTCACTATTGATGAAAAGGGGCTGAAGGAAGCCACCAAGCAAACGGAGCAGCTTAGCAAGAACGTAGCCGCCACTGGGAAAAGCATCTCCCAGGTAACAAAAGAGATGGCTGCACTAGAGGCTGAAGGCAAACAAAACACAGAGCAATACAAGAAACTGGCAGATGAAGCCGGTCGCCTGAAGGTAGCACAGCAGCAAGCCAGAGATGCGGCAAAGCGTAGCGAGGCAGACCTACGCAACCAAGTAAACCTTCAGAAGCTACTCAATGGAGAAATTAAGGCTACCGACCTATCGCAAAAACAATTCTTCCAGGCGCTTAACTCAGGACTTGACCAAGCAGATCCCAAATACCAGGAGCTTGTACAAGATTTTGTACGTCTGAAGCAGGAGCAAAAGGAGTTCAATGATAACCTGAGAATACAGCAGCGATTACTAGAATCCGGCAGCGATGTATCCGGGCGTTTTCGTAAGCTCAATGCTGAGCTAGTGAATGCCCGTTCAGCCTATCGGGATCTGACAGATGAAGAGATTAGAAGCGGTAAAATTAGCGATCAGCTAGTAAAAAAATATGGCCTTCAATCCAATAGCGTTAAGGAGCTTGAAAATAGGGTAAGCCAATTAGACAAGGAACTGAAGGAGACTGACGCCAAGCTGGGCAACTTCCAGCGCAATGTCGGTAACTATACCAGCGCCTTTCGTGGTGCTGCCAGCGCGTTAGCACAAATTGGTATAGGTGTTGGGTTGAGCGAATTAGCACAAACGGTACGGAGAACCATAGGAGACTTCGCGGAATTTGAAGCACAGGTTAAAGCCGTTCAAATTGCATCCGGTGCAACGGCAGAGCAAATAAAAGAATTAGAAGAAGATGCCCGGAGGCTAGGGGCTACCACTAGATTCACAGCTAAAGAAGTGGCCGACCTTCAGGAGAATTTTGCTAGGCTAGGATTTTCCCCTGACGAGATAAAGGCCGTAACTGAGGCGACACTGGAACTAGCAATAACCACCGGGGAAGACTTAGCAAGTGCCTCTGAGGTGGCAGCGGGTACGTTGCGAGGGTATAGACTGCAAGCTGCCGAAACGGCAAGGGTAACAAATGTTATGGCTCTGTCTTTCTCATCGTCTGCGCTTAACCTGGAACGCTTCAGAGAGTCACAAAAAACCGTTGCCCCTATTGCCGCTCAATTAGGGGTAGACGTAGAGGCCACGACAGCAGCTTTAGGCAAATTGGCTGATAACCAAATTAGCGGAAGCCAAGCGGGAACGTCATTTAGGCGAATACTGGCCGAATTAGGTAATGAAAATAGTAAACTATCAAAAAGGCTTGGCGTAACAGTGAATGACACTGCTAGCTTTCAACAAGCCCTTACAGCCCTATCTGAAAGTAGTATCGGAACAGCAGAGGCGCAGGAGTTGGTGGGTGATAGGGCCTTCGGTTCATTGCTTGTTCTGAAAGAAAATGCAGATGCTATCAAAGACCTTAACGGAGAGCTGAATAACGCAAGCGAGGCGTACGCTAGGCTTGCTGACGGCTCTATTGTTCCACTCACTGAGGAACTAAAAAACAGCGGGGAATCTTTCGAGGTGCTAAGCGCAGGACAGAGAGGCGCAGCTATCGCTAGTGATACACTTTCTGGGGATCTCGCAACACTTAGGAGCGCCATAGCAGAGGTAGGGCTAAAATTCGGTGAGGCCACCAAAGGCGGGTTGAGAGACTTCGTGCAATTCCTAACAACTGCAATACCTAATGCAGCACAAGCAATAGGCAATTTCATTAATGCGCTGCTTTCTATCCCTCGAATAATAAGAGAAAACAAGGTAGAAATAATAGCGTTAACAGTGGCTATTGTAAGCTTAAATAAGTCCTTTATCGCTGCCGCGATAAGTAATTCTAAGCTACTAAAGGCGATTAAAAACAGCACAATAGCGACAAAGCTACAAGCAGCCGCGACAAAAACTGCCACCTTTTTACAAACAGCATATAGTACAGCCGCTGGGGTACTTACCGGAAAGATTAAGCTTGCAACGTTAGCTACCAGGGCACAAGCTGCTATACAGGGCGTATTGAATAAAGTCCTAAATGCTAACCCCATCGGTCTGGTAATAGCAGCCGTTGCTGGGCTTGTGGCTATCTTTGCAAGGCTATACAAATCCTCACAAACGCTGCGATCCGGCATAGCTGGAACGTTTGGCGCATTAAAGAAAATAGTAGGTAATGTCGTAGGGGGAATCGTTAAGCAGTTGACAGGTTTTGGTCAGTTGCTTAAAGGGGTATTCACTCTAAACCTTGATGACATCAAAGCAGGAGCCAAAAGGTATGCAGAAGGGGTAGGTGATGTCTTTTTAAGGGCTGGCGAGGGTGCTGGCGATGCCTTCAATAAGGGCTTTGATGCTAAGACCGCACTAGACTTAAATAATGCCATAGAGGATGCCATAGCTCAGGGAGATAGCCAAATAGGTGACAAAGTAAATGATCAGATAGTAACGGCATTGGAAAAGGGGCAAATAACGAACGCACAAGCTGATGATTTCCAAGCCAAATTACAGGAGGGGATTGATAAGGCTACGAAAGTAGAAGAGACAAGCATTAAAGATACCGGATTCAATTTAGGCAAGGACTTTGGTAGTGGGGTCGCTTTAGGTATTTCTGATTCTGAAAAAGATATTATACAAGCACGAAAGAAAGCCCTAGAAAATATACGCAAGCTCGAAACGGGACTTATCACAAACGAGTTCGATGCCCAGGTAGTACAGGCAGAGACTAGCGCAGATTCCGACATTTCTGGTCTGGTGGGAGATCCTGAACAGATACGTAGACAAGAAGCATTAATAAAAGCTCAGTTAGGGGTATCGCTGGGAGAGATTGAACAAGCCCGCATAAACTCCTTCGCACAGACAATCGAGCGCGCACAGCAGGCCGCAGCCAATGAGATAGCTTTGCTGACGGGAAGCCCTAACGAGATTGAACAGCAAAGCTTCATCATTCGCCAATCTTTGGTAACTCAGATTGAAGGTATTTCCAGCGACCGTGATGCTGCCATAAATCAAGCCATAGCAGACGCGCAAGCTAGGCGCGATGCTGAGATAGCAGCCCTCACCGGAAGCCCTGAAGAGATTGAGGCCAATGCCGCCACTATCCGGAATACATACAGCAAGGTAATTACCGACCTGGGCACTACTAGAAAACAGCTAACACAGGCGCAAGAAATAGAACTGGTAACGCTCAGGAAGCAGATCACTCAGGAGCTGGGCGGAGAGCTTAATGCTGATTTAGAAGCAGCGGGGGCAGAAGAACTTCGCATCCTGCAAGAAAATGTAAACAAGAGATTAGATGTAATAAACAAAGAAACAGAGCGAAGGAAGGAAGCGCTAAAGGATGCCGCAGAACTGCAAAGGCAGCGTATACAACTAGAGCTAGCAAGTGAAACAAATCCAAGGCGCAAGGAGCAACTAAATAAACAATTAACAGACCTAGAAAAACAGCTCCAATCTGACTTACTGCAAGTCGATAAAGACGGGGCCGATAAGAGGCTGGGAGTAGCAAAAACGTTAGTCTCAGATTCTACAAAACTAGCACAAGACTTAGCTGATGTAGAAAAAAGAATAGACAAACAGAAAAACGATGAACTTATAAGAAATGCGAGGCAAAGGGCCGCAGAGATAGAGGAAATAGAAAAGGCAGCTAAAGATGCATTAATACAAGGTGCTTTTGACTTTGCAGGAGCTATCGGCCAGGATATTATTGAGGGTGAAAGAGCGCGTGTTGATGCACAGATAGATTTGGAACGCAGCAGGGCCGATGCTAGTGCTGAGCAGCAGGAAAAGTCTACAAGAAAGTCGTATGAGAAGCAAATAGCCGCTGCCGAGGGGAACGCTGAAAAACAAGAGCAGTTAAGGCAGGAGCTTTCAGACAAGCTAACGTCTATTGATAGGAACAGGGCAGCTAAAGAAAGATCTATCCAGCGAAGGGAAGCTATTGAGCGAAAAAAGATAGCTAGAAAAGAGGCTATTATACAGGGGGCTTTAGCCGTAGTTCGGGCACTAGCTTCACCAGCTGGGCCAGCAGCTGCGGTAGCTGCTGGCATCGCTACGGCAGTACAGCTGGCAATCATCGAGGCGCAGCGGTTTGAGGAAGGGGGAGCGCTTAGTGGCGCTGTTGGTAACTTTATCGCTGCGGGTGCGGATGTCATTGGTACATCATCCTTGCCAGACATCCAGGGATCTAGCCCAAGAATACCCACTGAAGGGGTCATCCAAGGGCCACGACATACAGCCGGAGGGGTAAAGGCTTCCTTTAATGGAACAGCCGTAGAAGCTGAAGGTGGCGAGTACAAGCTAAAGAACGGGGGAGAGACTTATATCATCAACCGAAAATCAACAAAACTGTTTAGACCACAGCTAGACTCGCTTCGGGGGAACGTCCATAAGTTCGACCCTGTAAAACGGGTGATTGCCAGTAATATTAATTCATTTGGGGGAAATGGGGTAAAGTTTGCCGAGGGAGGCGCGCTGGGAGTTGACGTTAACAAGCCGCTACAAGTGCCCCAGGCGCTCCAAAGTATCTCCAGTGGTATTACAAGGGAAGAGCTAAACACGTCAATCTCGCGCATCTATGAGGGGCTAGGGGCTATCTCAAAGAGCCTAGACAGTAAGACGGATTCAATAGCCACCAATTTACAGCAGGAAATAGCGGCTATCAATAGCCGGATAGATAGAATTAGAGTCTACAATGATCCCGTAGAGGTGGTCAATGCAGGGAATGAGAGAATAAAAGCAGATGCCGCAGCAGAGTTATAAACTATGGATAGAGTTTGGATAATACCGGAAGCATGGCATGGGAAGGTAGGTGAATACTACCGAAAGGAGCAATGGAGCAACTTGGTATATGTGTATAACCATTTCAGCGTAGGCGGTAGATCTACCAGGTTGTGCGACTGCCCAGGAAGCTGGGAAAAGATGAAGCGAATATTTGAACCATTTAAGGAGATATATGAGGACGGAAATACAGGACTGGGCGAGGATTGACGCAAGGCCACACGGAGAGGATTTAAAAGGGCTGTACCGGGATATTGTGTGCCCTATGTGTAGCGATATGGCTCTATTTGCTATGTCTGAGCAAGCGATGGTAAAGGCTATCTGTATTGCTGTCTATATGGCCTATCTAAACAGGCTAGCCAATCACAGGATAGTATCTGTTTTGGCTAAAGCCTTTGGGGTGTCTGAGTGGACAATAGACAAGTGGCTACCATCCAGAAAAGGAAATATTAAATATGTGAACGTCCGCCAGATAGATCGCGCGGGTAGGGCTGTCGCTAAGTTTGAAAGCATTAAGGAGGCTTCCCGGGAAACGGGCATTGGTAAGGATCTTATATATCGGGCTATAACTCATGGGTATCGGGCCTCTGGTTTCCGCTTTGTTGCTGATACGTCTCTGCCTGTTTTCCAGAAATAGCAAAACCCCGGATTTCTCCGGGGCTGTTTTGAAAATTGAGCAAGGTTTAAGCCTTTGTTCTTTTTACCACCCCTCCCCAAAATTTTTCAAACTCATAAAATGGAGGAAGGTTTTTTGTGGTCGCTATTTTGTTGAATAGCAAAATATCATCATGAATAATTTCTTCATGATCATCCCATCCTTGGTCATCTGCTGGATGGATAGAGGGGTTTGCCTTTTGATTTATTATTGATAAGCCAATAAAGTGTAATGTTCTTTTTACTTCTGTTTCGGTGAAATTTTTCATGATTTTTAGTTTGTAGTGTTATTAAAATAGGAAGCCCTTACGAGCTTTTAGTTTCTAAATATCTTTTTATTGCTTGCTGAATAACTGCGATAGCATTGATGCCATGTGCGTAGCTACCATCACCCTTTTTGTAGTTGATGAAACAATGAAGCTGCATATCTTCCAGCCTGACTATTTCAACCTTATTTTGCTCACAGAAATTTGTAATTTCTTTTAGTGTCATTGTTCTGTTTTTAGGAAGGTTAAAAAATAGAAAGTTGCTGATTGTCGTATTCTGTTGAATCCTGGCGAAATATCTCGTTTTCGGTTTCGCTTTTTTCTGATAGGTCATTTATGCCACAAAACCCGTTGCAATCAATTAGCGGCTTTGGGGGCTTATTAATCCCCTTCATATCAAACAGGCATTTGTGATTTGGATAATTTGGATTAGGAAGTAAAAACACATTCCACATACCTGACTGCTTTGCCGCTTTTGATTGGTCTTTATTTATGGTAACTGGCTTCCCTTTTAGTTCAGATATTTTATGCTCAATAATCCCCATTATTAAGTAACCCCAAGGATTGATTTTAGAGAATAAATACCAATAGGAAAGTCCACCTTGAACACAACCTGTCTGCAAACAATTATTGTTGTGTAAACCTAATTTATAGGCTACGGGAATTTCTATTCCTGCATCCTCAACAAACTTTATGCAATCGGGCTTATCGTACCCGTACATCAAAAGAGGGTAAATAGCTTTCGCGTCTGGATAATTCAGAGACATTCCCGAAGCTCGATTAAATTCTTTTTTACCAAATTCATACCCAAATACCTGGTAATCATAATTGTTTTCTTTCTGCCATTGCTTGCGAACGGCCCGTTTTAATTCACTAGAACAAATAGCGCCAAAGGCAAAATTCATTCCTTGGAATTTATACCAGACATCAACAATGCTATCATATTTGGGGTTCCAAATCCTTTCGATTTTTACCCCATACCATTTTTCGCAATCTTTCAGAAATCTGTAAGTATCTTTATGTTCGTTTTTTGTGTCAATCATTATTACACGAACATTCTCTTTGCCAAATAGCTTGATTGCTAAATAGCAAGCAACCGCTGATGTAATACCACCAGACCACCAACAAACAACAACCGTTTTATTTATACATTTAGTCATAGTGTGTTACTTTTAGTCAAGGTTATTATTTGAGTTATTCATTTTCAAATACTAACATTTTCTCAAATGGATTAGGTAGCTCGCTTATCTCCGAATTATCGGCAGCGTCACGAAGTTGGCAGGGGATCCCAAAATCTTTGTCAGTAAGGATAAACCCCATACCATCATGCCCAATTTCAAGGCCAATATCCTCTAAAAAATCTTCAAGCTTTTTAAGTTTCTTCGCTAGTGTGTGCGTTGGTAGTAGTCTTTTCATAGTGTTTTGTTT